AACAATCGATGGCAAATTCAAACAGAGTATTCGTTTCTCCAGGTGTCTACACATCTGAGAAGGATCTAACATTCGTAGCACAAAGCGTCGGAGTAACAACATTGGGTTTAGTGGGTGAAACCTTAAAAGGTCCCGCATTTGAACCTATTTTAATTGGAAACTTCGATGAATATAAAACATACTTCGGACCAACTTCACCTGAAAAAGACGGTAGTGGTAATCCAAAATATGAATTAGGGTATGTTGCAAAATCATATTTACAAGAATCCAACCAATTATTCGTAACAAGAGTATTGGGATTAACAGGATATAAACCAGGTTACTCATTTGGAATTAAAACTATTGGCGGAGTTATTCCAACAGGAACAACATGGTCAAATAGTTTAAGTGGGGCAACAACTGGATTATCTTGGTCTGGAACCACATTATCGGGAGTAACAGGAAATACAATTTATAATGAATTATCAGATAAAACGGCGATAAACGGGACCTCAATTACAAATTATATTTTAACAAATTTTTCAGGTAATACAAACGCAGACAATGATAAATGGTTTGTTATAGGTTTAGTTCCATCATCAGGAACCACAGGTTTAGATACGGCTAAAGAATATAACTCCCCATTAACTGATAAAAGAAATTCAACAAACAGTAATAATAAAGAATGGTACAATTCATTAACTAACGCTGCAGGTACTGAAGTTTATTCATATAAATTTGTTTGGAATTCTGGAACAACTAAATTTGATGTGACTAGATGGACATATGCGTCTTCTGTTAATAGTAAATATAATGATATTATTATTGCAGAATTAAGACAAAGAGGATTATATAGCCAACAATCTTTAGAATTAGAAGTTACTGGTAATACTATTACAATGGTATCAACAGGATTAACAAGTAATCCATTTAGTGATATCACAGTAACTGTTCCAATACCAAGAGGTGAAACTGTAAGTCAATCATTTACATGTAATTTTAATTCCGCATCAAATAAACACATTAGTAAAGTGTTTGGAACTGATGTTTTTGATAAAAATAAAGATGAATATCCAATTTATGTTCATGAAATTTATGATAATTTATTAAAATCAGCATTTGAACAGGGATATATTAGAGGGTTAAGTACAACTGTTACTACTGTGGATAGAGATGATGATTTTATGAAGGAGTGGGATACCGCTAAATCACCGATGGTTGTTTCAGAAGTAAGAGGTAACACTGTTGCAGATTTATTTGAAGTGATTTCAATTTCAGACGGTAACTCATCTAATGTTGAGGTTAAAATAACGATACAAAACATTAATTTAGATACAGGAGAATTTGATTTATTAGTTCGTGATTTTAATGACACCGATGATAATATGGTTGCATTGGAGAAGTTTACAAGATGTAGTATGAATCCTGACGTTGCCGGTTATATCGCAAGAAAAATTGGTACGTCTGATGGTGAATATTCTTTAAATTCAAAATACATTATGTTACGTATGGACGATAATGCACCTTCAGATGCGTTTCCTGCGGGATTTAAAGGATTTAGAACAAATTCATCTTTTGGAAGTAAAAAATTAGGTGACGTTTTATATAAAACCGATTTTTTTGATTCAGGAGAGACAGTTTATTATGATAGTTTGGGTCAAATAGTTACAACAACGGGGGATAAATATAGAAAGACGTCTTTAGGTCTTTCATCACAAGAAGGGTTTAAATTTGACGCAAGTTTATTTAAATACAAAGGAGACCCAAATACTGCAACTTTAGATGGTACAACATATGGTTTTCACTTATCAAGTAACGCATCGACAATAACAGGTTCAACATCTAATGGTTACTTATATCAATGTACATCATATGACTTAGAAAATCAATCTGGTGGTGATGCAAATAAATTGACGTCAATTAATTATCGTAAATTTACATTTGCATTATGTGGTGGATTTGATGGGTGGGATATATACAGACAAACAAGAACAAACACAGATGAGTATGTCTTTGGAAAAAGCACATACACATCAGGTAATACAACTAATTTAGGATTATTTGGGACTTCCTTTGGTACCGCCAACTCAGATTTATACTCATACTTAAGAGGTATTGAAACATTCGCCAATCCTGAGGCGGTTAATATTAACGTATTTGCAACTCCTGGTATAAATTTCCGTGACCATTCATCTTTGGTTACACAAGCGATTGACATGGTTGAGAATGATAGAGCGGATTCGATTTACATTATTGGTTCTCCTAATGAATCGGCTTCAGCAAATGTCATTTCAGATTTAGAAGAACAAGGAATTGATTCTAACTATTCTGCAACATATTGGCCTTGGATTCAAGTAAGAGACACAGATAACGCAACTCAACTATATATCCCACCAACAGGTGAGGTTGTTAGAAACATTGCGTTGACAGATAACGTTTCTTATCCTTGGTTCGCGGTGGCGGGTTATTCAAGAGGTTTGGTAAATGCAATTAAAGCAACTAAAAAATTAACTCTTGATGAAAGAGATGAATTATACAAGAACAGAATTAACCCAATCGCAACATTCTCTGACACAGGTACTATTATTTGGGGTAACAAAACGTTACAAGTTAGAGAATCGGCCTTAGATAGAATTAACGTAAGAAGATTACTATTGAGAGCAAGAAAGTTAATTTCAGCTGTTGCAGTTAGATTGTTGTTTGAACAAAACGACGACCAAGTAAGACAAGAATTCTTAAGATTGGTAAATCCAATTTTGGAAGCAATTAAGAAAGAGAGAGGTCTTTATGATTTCCGTGTAAGTGTATCAAATTCTCCTGAAGATATTGATGCTAACACATTGAGAGGTAAGATTTACATCAAACCAACTCGTTCTCTTGAATTTATTGATTTGGAATTCATTATTACTCCAACAGGAGCTTCATTTGAAAATATCTAATCTAAAAGGAGATATAAATAAGAAGGGGGTCGAAAGACCTCCTTTTTTGTTTGTGGAATGCTCCACGTGGAACGTTTTACGAGAAAAATAAATGTATACTCGGCCCAGTATATACTAGTATATTCTAGAACTAGTTATTTAAGTATTTATATTTAATAAAGAAATATAAGAGTTTATACTGGAACTAGATACTGGAGCCTGTAAAAAACTACGAAAAATAATTGACATAATCAAGTACTTTAATAAAAATAGTAAAAATAAATTATTTTCCAATATAGATATATTTATAAGAAGTATAAAATAACAAAAAATTTAACAAATACAAAATGGCAGATTTACTAATGAAAATGCCGGTTCCATATGAACCGAAAAGAACAAACCGATTTATCTTAAGATTTCCATCTTCATTGGGGATTAATGAATGGTATGTGTTCTCAACATCTAGACCAAAAGCAAAAATAAAATCAGTAGAGATACCATTCTTGAATACTTCAACATACGTGGCGGGTAGATTTGAGTGGGAGGAAATGTCTGTAACGTTTAAAGACCCAATCGGTCCTTCAGCATCACAAGCTTTAATGGAATGGTTCCGTTTACACGCAGAATCAGTTACAGGTAGAATGGGATATGCTGCTGGATATAAGAAAGATATCGAACTTGAGATGTTAGACCCAACAGGTGTTGTGGTTGAAAAATGGATTTTACAAGGTACTTTCTTAACAGGATTGAACTTTGGAGATTTGGACTACTCAAGAGACGATATTGCAACTATTCAAGCTTCTTTAAGAATGGATAGATGTATTCAAGTTTATTAATATTACATTTTTTTCATAAGTAAAGCCGATAACTCAGAAATGGGATATCGGTTTTTTTATATATAAACTTTACTTTCTTGTAATTATTGTATAAACTTATATTATGGAAGAATATAAAATTGACCCAACAATCGCATATGACGTGGTGGAATTACCTAGTCGAGGGATTTACTACGCAAACAACAAGAAATCACTCAAAATTTCTTATTTAACTGCTGCAGATGAAAACATATTAGCGGCACCAAATCTAATACAGACAAATCAAATTGTTACAGAACTTTTAAAAAGAAAAGTTTTGGACAGAGATATGAATGTAGACGATCTAATTGAAGAGGATAAACAAGCGATTTTAATATTTTTAAGAAACACCGCATTTGGTACCGAATATAAATTAACATTAACTGACCCAAAAACAGAAAAGACATTTGATATTGAGGTTGATTTAAGTTCGTTAGATTTTAAACCATTTGATTTGGTTCCTGATGCAAATGGGGAATATTCGTATTTTATGGAGAAAAGTAAAATTGACGTTACTTTTAAATTTTTAACACAGAAACAAGAATTAGAGATAAAAGAAATTCAAAAGAGTTGGAATGGTAACGGTGTTGCAC